TTATCTTCATTCAACATTTGCTTAAAACTAATCATGTTACCATTATACTCCATATAACTTGGCAAGTCAAGTACCTTGTATTTAGTGATATTGTATATGTGAAAAAGTGCTTGACTTTTGTATAATCATGTGATATATTAAGTATATATACTACGAACACTATACCATAGAGGAGAGAAGTTGATGGTTTTTAACCCAAACAGTATATACAATGAAGAAGATGGTGGAGGTGAAAACCAAGACTACTCATATAACAATCTTAGTGAAGAATTTTTTGATGGCGTAGATTTTGACCGTTGTGATTTTACTGGAGCTAATCTACAAGGTACTACATTCAAAAACTGTTATATGAGAGGAAGTGTATTCGTTGATGCAGACCTAAGAAAATGCTCGTTTGAAAATGTCAATCTACGAGAGTCAAGAATAGTTAATGTTCGGGGTAAATTAAGTAAATGGATCGACTGTAACTTGTCACGGGCAGATTTTAGTGGTTCTGATCTACCGTATGCTAATTTTACAAATAGTGACCTGAGAATGGCAAACTTTCGTAATGCACGTTGCGACAGTGCAGATTTTACTAATGCTTGGATCAAGGGTATCGGTACAAGGGGTGCAAAGTTAACTAAAGCAAAGATTCATGAGTGGCTTGGTAGTCATGTACATCAGTATCGTGTACTACCACCAGAGACTAAATGCTATGCATATAAATTAACTAACTCAGGTGGATATGGTCCATACCATCCAAAAATCAAATATTACGTTGGTCAAGTTGCTGACGCAAGTATACAAGACAATCGCACTATTGCTGTTAATCCAGTAGGTCATGGTGATGAAACAAATACAGGTATTGCCATTGCTCCCCTTGATTGGGTACTCAAGGAATGGTTACTAAACGGCGCAGACCCTAACTGGAAACTGTTTCGTGTTGAATTTGAAGCAAGGGATGTGATAAAGGGTGAAGGTAATGCTAAGTTCAACGTCACAAAAATGAAAGTCCTAGAAGAAGTAAGCCTAACACCATACTATGAAGAACTGAAAGATTAATAATGACAAAAAAATATCTTCCAGATTGTTATTGAATTGTCTTTAAGCTTATGAACGTAAACAAAAATAACACTAAATGTATATATGCACATGGTGGTGTATGTATATCCACTGATGGGTATGTAAAACCCTGCTGTCATTTTAAAGGAATAGGAGTTAAAAAAAGACCACATTGGACGAAAAATCATAGAGAGACAGATGAGTGGAAAAGTTTAATTGATAATTTAGACAATGGTATAAGGGATGAACGATGTAGTAAATGCTGGGATTTAGAGGATGCCGGCAACGAAAGTATGCGATTATCTTCTAATCATGACCAACAAAATAATAGTATAACAAAAACACCTTGGTCATATGTAGATTTAAAACTTGGTACTAAATGCAATTTAATGTGTAATATGTGTAGTGGAACATCAAGTTCTCTGCTTGCAAAAGAACAATGGGATAATAAAAATGAGGATTGGTTGAGCCAAGGCCCTTCTGCCAACAATAAGAAAAATATTACTAAAGAAAAAGCATGGAATGAGTATAAAGGTGCCGGATATACGAATATACTACAATGGTGGGAAAATCCAAAGTTCTATGAAAAGATTAAAAAGAATGCACAGCATATAAGAACACTAAAATTCACTGGTGGTGAACCTACTCTGATTCCACAAGTCTCTGAAGTAATGGACTACATGATCGATCATGGATATGCACAAATGCAAGAGATTATGATCACCACAAATGGAACACACACTGGAATGGACATATATGAAAAAATGTTAAAGTTCAGAAAGGCAAGAATTAACCTATCAGTGGATGGAACGGGTGCATTCTACAACTATATACGATATCCTCACACATGGGATAGGTGGACAAGGAATACAAAAAATGTTCTGTTCTATAAGGATAAATTACAAATAAATTATCAATTTACCGCCAGTGTATTCAATCTATTTAATATAAGAGGAATGGAGAAATGGTTTATTGAAGAGGGGGGATATCCCAAAACTAATTTTCATATAAACTATTTATTTTACCCTAAACGACAAAATATACAATATCTACCAGATGATACACTACAACGGGCAGTAGATTACCTTGCCGGTGGAGACACTCTTTCCAAAAACATCACCAGATTCATCACAAATACACCAAATATATCACTACGAAATAAACAACGTGCCCACAAAGAATTAAAATATGATACACTACAGAAGGATAGACTAAGACCAGCACGCCCTAACTATGATACTATCGACAATAATTTGATAAGATTGAGAGACTTATTTATATAAAGAAACGTATATTGCAAAAATACATCTTGACAAACTATCTTTTGTGTGTTACTATGTATATATGATGAGAAAACAGAGAAGGAAATGATTATGAATACGTTTGAATATCACTTGAATAAGTGTTTTGAAATTGCTGCCGAAAAATACAATTGCGAAGACCCTTTCGATAAGTGTAAATATCGGGAGATTATTGCTGCTGAGAAACTTGGTCACGATCTGTTTGAGGGTGCATCTGGTGGTAAGTATAATGATGATACTTACGGTGCCGATGCAACAGACCCGAAGGATAATGACGGGAAGGTAGAGTACAAGTCTGCTAAAATGACTAAGACACAGTACGACAAATATAAAAATGGAGTACTGAAGAAAAAGTATACGATGGTGTATAATGGTGCATACGATAAGGAATCAATTGCACGATATGCCAACATTCGACACATGCTAAATTTGTTTTATAAGGCAGAACTGGTTGCGACTGTAGAAGTTCCTATTGATTACGTCTTGAAAACTCTTAATGAGAACCTTGATTATGACAACACTCGCCGGGCAAAGGGTGAAATCGTCACCACAAACTGTAATTCGGTTGGAGTTCAGTTTGTAGATAACACACCTACCATTGGAGAAGTAATTGATTGAAAATAAAAACTGCTTAGATTATCTGTCCACCATAGAGGATGAGTCTGTTGATCTTGTCCTCACTGATCCACCATATTTTATTGGATTTGATGGCGGAAAGGGTTGGGATAGTCAATGGAAGAATGAAGAAGAGTATCTGTCCTGGTGTAAACTATGGACTGATGAATGCGTGAGGGTATTGAAACCCAATCGGATGCTAGTCGTATGGGGAACACTCAAGACAGATACATTTTTACGATACAAGCTTGATATCCTAAACTCATATGAGTCTATGCATGGCCAGAACGAAATCATATGGGGATACAACTGGGGTGGTAGAACCAAGAGTAATTTTGCAAGAAAACATGAGTATGCATGGTGTTATAGCAAAGGTAAAACTTTCCTGTTCAATGACCATGACATACGAGTAGAACGTAAGGTCAAAAAGAATTTGAGAACAGGTAAAGAACATACACAAGGCACTATTCCAACATGCATTTGGGAGAAGAATAACCACACCACATCAAAAGATTTTATAGGATGGCATCCAACAACTAAAAATATTGACATATTGGAGCGCATTATTCGTGCATATAGTAATGAGGGAGACAATGTATTGGATATATTCTCTGGAAGTGGAAGCACAGCTGTTACATCACTACGATGTAATAGAAAGGTAATGGGATGTGAGTTAGACCAAGAATATCATGAGAAATCCTTGATACGCATAGAAGAATCTATAGGACTAACAAAGTTTATGGATGGGAATGGATGAAGAAACGTATACATATTAATATGCACGTTATAAGAAAGAACAATAAGACAGGAGAACGCAACCCTGTTATAACATGCAAAACATCAAAGAGCAACACCTACGGACATAAGGTAAGGATACATGGAGAGAGTGAAGTGATATACTCGCCAGATAAACCTTTATCATGCGGTGCAAGAGTATGGGTAGAGACAAATGCATCAGTAACAGTAGATGATAAAATAATAGAATAGAGGATGAGCTCATCATGTCTGAAAATATTATAAAAGATGTCACTGATTGGATTAAAAATTTCGTTGAAGTTCCACACCCATTATGGGGAAATCTTCCGCCTTGTCCATATGCTCGACAAGCAAGAGTCGAAAGTGGCAAACTTGCGATACGGGTTCAAGATCAAAGAGGATATTTTTTCTTCATAGAAAATCAGATAGAAATATTTAAAGAAGGCGAATTCGACGTTATAGTGGCGGTTGCCAACAAATGGATTAACCCAAATAAATACACCAGATTTATCGATCAGATGAATCGAGAGCTTGACGAGATTGTGCTGCTAACGGATCATCCCGATATCTTGGAAAACAATAACGGAGTGAATGTTCAACAAGGAGAGCATGTTTTGACCTTCATTCAAAACGGGAAAATCCTAGAGCAATCGTCAAAATTCTTACATGAAACTACGGATTATTATGACAAATGGGATTCTGATTTTTATAAAACGGTCGTTTTAGATCGGTACAAAACACTGCATTCAGGCGAACCCTTTCCAGAGTGGATGAAACAAAAATGAACGAATACAAATCTTGGTGCAAATGGCATCCACTAAAAACCGTGATGCTCGGCCGATCTTACTATCCAGAGTATTTTCGGGATGTGAAGAATTCTAAAATCCAAGATTGCCTGATCAGGATTGCCGAAGAAACTGAGGAAGACCTGTTATATTTTAAGGGGATACTCCAGAGTTTCGGATGCCACGTCATACGGCCAAAGCTGGACATAAAAGACAATATAATGGACTTTATCAACGATAAAGGTCAAACTCAACAACTATCAAGACCGCCACTGCAACCCCGTGATGCACAGTTGGTTATCGGAGATAAGTTGGTCTACATTTCAAAAGATCACCCTGCCATCATGGAGCGTCTGAAAGAATATTCGAGCGAATACGTCAATCTTTATAAAGATAATATCCCGACGATTACAAACGAATTTAGAGCCGACGGAATTGGTCGGAGTACCCAGCAGGAAAACGAAAAAAGAAAATGGAAAGAAGCGAAGCTAGCCCCATGCATCACTACCGTGAATAAGGACGTTTATATCGACATCAAAGAGATTCCTAGCAGAGCCTCTTTCCAAGAGAATTTCCCCGAACTTAGATTTCACACCATATCGATTGGCGGCCATTCTGATGGAGCATTTCATACTGTTGGTAATGGTAAGATAATCTCTATTAGGAATATAATGAAATACAGCGAAACATTTCCAGGATGGGATGTATGCTACGTTAAACAAAATTCAAAATCGTACATGAGGAGATTTTGGGACAAGAAAAATCAAATTAGAAGAGGTTGGTGGTTGCCGGGAGAAGAAGACAACGATTCATTTTCTGATTTCGTGGAGTGTTGGTTAAAAGATTGGGTTGGTCATGCACAAGAAACTTATGTGGATGTGAACGTGCTGGTGCTGGATGAGAAACATGTCTGTGTTCCCAAGTACAACAAAGACATTTTCGAGTTTTTTGCCAAGCATAATATCGAACCCATTATAGTTCCATTTCGACATCGTTGTTTTTGGGATGGAGGTCTTCATTGCATGACCTTAGATTTATATCGGGACGGCGTGTGTATAGACTTGTTTCCTGACAGAACTGGGCCAATACATTTCAAAACAAAAATGAGAAAGAGGATAGAATAGAGACTATGACCCAATTCCTATATTTACAGATTATCGGAATCAGCACATAATGAATAGAGAAAAGAAATGATTGATAAAGAGCAAGTAATAGAAAATCTAAGGGAAGTATTTGATCCAGAGATCAGTATTAACATATATGATTTAGGTCTAATATATGATATAGAGATAGATCAGGAAAACAAATGGGTTACGATAACACATACACTAACCAGTGCATTTTGCTCATTCGCAGATGTAATAGTATCAGACATAAAAGCAGCTGGATGTAAAAATCAAGAAGTGTTACATGTAGAAGTAATCACCACATTCGATCCCCCCTTTACAATGGATAGCGTATCAGAAGAAGTAAAGTTTATAATGGGGTGGTAAGAGATGAGTAAAGAGATAATGAACTTATTTGATATGAACAGTGACAATACCACCATGAACATAGATGGTAAAGACATAGAGATGAAACATCCCATATGCTTCGGTAAGGAATATGACAGGTGGCTGGTGAGTGAATGTGGTAAGGTGTGGAGTGTTGGGAGAAAGAGACTTATGAAAGGTCACAAAACATATTCCTATAACAAGAATAGTAAAAAGATTCACAATGTTGAATACAAAATAATGACAGAACCAGATTGGTGGGGAGATGGTTCTGGATCGCCTCATCATGCGGGATATCAGTGGCAGCGTCCGACAACAGGTCATAAAATGGTAATGGACACATGGGCACCACTATATGACAATTCACCAGAGGGTATAACATGGGAAGAGTGGGAGATTGTCAGAGATTTGCCTAGTGTGTATAACCATATAAGCAAGACCGTATGCATAGACCATATTGATGATGACCCTACGAATAATCACCTTGATAATCTAAGAAGAGTGACCATTTGGGATAACAACTTTGCTAGGAAATCAAAGGGTATATGAGGTAATGCGGATAAGTCTTCCACAGAATCCCATAAATACCCATATTTCCCCAATTATTAAAAAGGTACAAATAAACATACTATTAGTGTGTAACTCGGCACTGCTTCGTGAACTGTCAGAGTGCTTTGTAGACCTTATTTCCACGTTCTCAGAATCTTTTCCAAATTATTCTCATATATATCAGAGAAAGTTGCAGAAAGTGCTTGACAATCCCTTGACATTGTGGTAGTATGAGTATGCTGACAGATTATAGGAATAAAGATATGTATATAGAACACTATGAATACAAAGAGATGTATGCTGAGAGCTGCTCAGAGAGTGGTGAGAACCCTTCTGTGAGTGGACTAAAGAGATTCATTGAGTGGCGTATGCGTGTAGAGAAACTCTTTGATGAGAATTATGCAGAATAATGTACGATTTTACTTGACATTCCCTATAATGTATGGTATTATAAAGATAATGAAGAGAGAGATTCGTGTTGAATTAGTTAAGGAGAGATTATAATGAGCATACGGTATGAAATAGTTAGCGACTCAAGGAAGTTTGCAGGGTCACTACCTACTCTAACAGAGGCTAGGGCATATGTCAAGGACTTAGTTGATGCTGGTGTAGTGATTTATAAGGTACGTTACTACGATAACGATGAACGCTTAAACGATATTCGTTATGGTTTTGGGCATCGCCGGTCCGCCCCATTCGATATCGATAACTTAATGACTACGGAGATACTATAATGACTGATGCTGAAAGGTTGAATGAGATCAATATTGTTCTGAACCTATTCGAGGATGATGCCACAATAGAAATGGATGTTGTCAAGATCATGGCCAGGAATACCCTGAGAGCAATCAAAGAGTCCATGTTAATTCGTATGGGCGAAGCATGTGCAGAGGAATACGTCGAGAAATATTCAGTTTAATACACGATTTTACTTGACAAACCCTCATGAGTATGGTATACTTAGGTATAATCAAAGAGAGAGAGAGTCTCTCATGAGAAACAACAAAGAAAGAAACAAATGAACGATATAGTATGTAGTTGTAGTGTCTGTGGTGGGCCCATCTATGACTCACAGTTAGATGGTGAGACTGTAGATGAGAACCGTGTATACAAATGCGGCGAGTTACAATACATCGAGCTGTCTCATGCTAAATGCATTGAGATGCCTATTATTGACCAATATCGACTGTTCATAAATTCAGTTTTATGCGAGTAATTAGATATCTACCTAAAAGGGTACAGTATTGGTTAGGGTATACCGTAGGGACCGTTGAGAGGATGCTGAGAGCACTCTCAGCATAGTATACTCAGATAGCATGGGGGGTACTAAAACTGAGTAGGTGTTTGTAATCTATAAATGCAATAAGTATCCAGAGAGAAATTCTATAAATATCACCCGATGGCAGAGTGGTCATGCAGTGGATTGCAAATCCATTTAGACTGGTTCGATTCCAGTTCGGGTGTCCAATTTGAAAATGCCCCCCCCCCCCTAAAACTGATAGATAGTCGTTTACTTAACTGGATAAAAAATATGCCCGATATAATTTTAACAGATAACAGACTCGATGATGGCTCAGTGGTAAAAGAGATATTGACAAAGTATGATTAGTGTGTTATAGTATAATATAGAAATATGAAAGGAGTGGTATATGAAAAATAAAGATTATGTTGTTGTTACTGCTCTTTCATCGTATCGAATGCGTTATGTAATGCATCGTGATGATCTACAGAAACTAAATCCATCAGTTCCAGTTGATGCTATTGAGTGGGCTAACGATACAGTTAATATGAACGAATGTGAAGAGTTCTCTCAAGAACACATGGGTGAATATATTGTTGATACTGTTGAGATGAATGAAGAAGACATGCTTGAACTGTTTGATAAAGATAATGATTATCTTAGTGATTGGTCAAAGGATCAGAAGATTGAATGGATAAGGAAAACTATTAGTGGGGAAGAATAATTCTATGAAACATAAAGATTGGTATACGCCAGGGTACGGCACAGAAAAGGTCGGACCCTTTCTTGGTTCTCTTGTAGAACTGGCACGCCCACAGAAGATACTTGAGATTGGATTCGGTTATACCACACCATTTCTGCTCGAAGGTTTAAAGAATTGTGCGAATGGATTAGTATGGGATGGTAACTGTGATAAGGACTACCTAGATAAACCATATGATCCTAAGTTTGTTGTTATTGATGACCAAAGTCTAGAAGAAAAATCCGAGCGAAAGGATTTTCGGAGAGACTCTCTGGTTAACGATGATTTGGTTGACTTCATTGAGGGAGACTTTAAGAGTGCCTCCGTAAAGAATAGAGTTAAGTCGGATTATCCTGATGGGTTTGATTTGGTATGGTTTGATTGTGGTGGGCCAAATGAATATCAATGGTTTATGGACAACTGGTGGGATGATATGGTTAATGAGTATGCCTTGTTTCATTTTACCTATTTTAGGGGAGAGTTAAATAACAACGGTAAAATAATAGATAAGCTTTCGGGACAATGGGTAACTAAGGGCGTTTCTGTCCAGTTGAAATGGCCAAATTTGTTTCGTATGGATATCGTTGAACCTCATAAGTTCAAGCAAGGTAGTGTAACAATGTTAAAAAAGGATAAAAAATAATGATTGGCAATAATGTGAAGTGGATGGATGAATACGGGGATATCAATTCTGGTGAAGTCCTTGATATTTCATCTGATAAGTTTGATGATGTTAAGTATGAGGGTGCGTATATGATGAACTATATAATGGGGCCTATGTATTGGTCTAAGAAAACTAAGTCGTATCGCCCAGTAAAGGACAAGGATATGGATTCCATGTTTTTTGAAATCAAAGGCGAAGTGTATAACAATTTTATTACAATGAATGAGGTAATGGTATGAAAGTAAATAATTTAACTGCTGAACAACAAGTAGAGATTGGTGAGGTTCTTACTGGTGAGAAGTATCCTTTAGCAAATATTCCTATAAAGGAACGGAATCTTCATGTGAGAACTTTGCAAAGTCTAACCAATGAGGTTTATAATATGTCACTTAAAGGCGGCCGGACTAAATCTGTTCGCAACAGGATTGCAAAACTTGAAAAAGTAATTAAGTTTAAGACTGAATTATTTGAGGAGGCTATGAAACAAAATGAGCGCACTAGCAGGACTAGCGAAGACACTTAAACGTTCTACTATGTTCGATAGGGCTGCCCTATCAAGAAACTTTAATGAGAAGTTTCCTATCATCACTCTTGACTTGAACCATCTCGCAAGTAATCTTTTGCATGATGATCAAGATATGACGATCAATGATAATCTTGAACGCCAGATTCGAGAGTGTGGTGATAGACAGCAAAAGAGAACAAACGTTAAAGCATATATGACCGATTGGTATATGCAAGACAAGTCCACAGGGTTTAAATGGGTTTGTGATAGTGCAATTGAATTAGCAACAAAGAATAATCCTCATGAGGTGGATATGATTGCTTATGATTGTTGGGGAGCAATCTATCGTGAGGGCGATTATACTATTATGCACAATCATTGGCCTCAGCTTTGGAGTTTCGTTTACTATGTCAATTGTCCATCTGGGTCAGCACCACTAGTGTTTGATAAAGAAGTATCTAAGTATTCCGTAGAACCTAAGACGGGTCTTATGGTCATGTTTCCAGGCTGGGTTAACCATTCTGTTCCTAAACATGAAGGTAAAGAACGAATTATGGTTGCGGGAAACCTAGCATTTAATTCATCCAGAAAACGTTAAACCTATAAATATAACTCCCATGATAAAATATAGAGTTATACAAACTGACATAGGGTGCTTATGTAAGAATCTTTCTTATGATGAAGCCTTTGAAGTTTTGCAACAATTCATCGATTCGGGTAAAGAGAACTGCATCATAGAAGAATATGAGTGGATCGATCCTGAGCATTATCAACGACTTGGGCGTGATCCAGACCTACATTAGTCATTATAAATACTTTAACAGAGGAGTATAGAATGGCTGATATGAATTATATGGGACTAGACGGGTTTGTCTGGTTCATGGGTGTGGTTGAAGACAGGAACGATCCTGAGCAACTTGGTAGGGTTCGTGTTCGATGTCTTGGATTTAACTCGCCAAACCTTTCTTCAATACCAACATCTGACTTACCGTGGGCGCATGTTATGCATCCTACTACTGATCCTTCTATGCATGGTATGGGGAAAACTCCTTCATTCTTAGTGGAGGGTGGATGGGTTGTAGGATTCTTTCGTGATGTGGATAAGCAACAACCTGTTATTATTGGAACTCTACCTGGCGTGCCTGAAACTCAGGGTGGTATTGAATCAGCATACAATAGTGGATTCAATGATCCTAGACATAAAAATTCTAATCAAGTTAATTCTGTTGGTAAAAAACAATATGCAAAAGAAGATGATGATGGTGAGACTTGGAATGCTGGTGAAGCTTCTGGGCCAATTACCAAAGATGGTGTAAACTACGATCCAAAGTATGGTGATAAATCTTACGGACCATATCCATTGGGTGGATTTGTTAATGGTATTGATGATGAGGATGGGGTGTTTAGTAGAGCATCTGGTCATTCTTTTGGAGAGTCTGACACTAACCGACTTGCAAAAGGTAGTGGTCATGGAATGCTATCTGCTAAAGATAGTGCATATACTAAATGGGTTTTAATACCACATTCAGATCAAAAGTTAGATGAAGAAAATCCAATGCACAAAGGGTATGGTGTAGACCCTGCTGAAGATGAATATGTAAATGGTGGCATTGACATATACGGTAACAAAGAACTATTAGATGAAGCACCTCTTGATTCTGCGAGTAGTTATTCTACAATGGCAGGTAAATCTGATGGTCCTAATGTAGCCCCCAGACAAAGTAGTGCCCCTAATCCAATATTCATCTTAGAGAATAGTGATATAAATGATAGAGAATCTCATCCACACCCAGCTGCTGGTGCGCCACAAACAGTTGATGCAAGTCATACTGCTGATGCTATCAATCCTCTATACTATTCTGGTCAGGATGAATACACGGCAGAGAAGTGGAACGAACCAAGGACAACCGATAAGACTAAAGGTGGTACTACTCGATATGCTGCGAAGTATCCTTACAACCATGTCTTTGAATCAGAGAGTGGTCATATTAAAGAGTATGATGATACGCCTGGTTCTGAACGTATTCATGAATGGCATAGGACAGGCACATTCTATGAGATTGATGCTGATGGAACTAAGCACACAAGGGTAGTTGGTAACAACTATGAGGTTATTCATGGCACAGACTTTGTTAATATCAAAGGTGATGTAAATTTAACTATTGAGTCTAATTGTAAGACCTACATCAAGGGCGATTGGAACATACAGGTTGACGGTAATAAGTATGAGACAGTTAAAGGTAATGTTCATGAGACATACGGAACAACACTAGACAGCCATCATCATGTAACACTTGTTCATGGTGAACGAGAAGAAACAGTAACTAAGAATGTTATTCAGACATATGGTACAACCAGAGACAAACACTTTCATACAAGGCTTGTTACGGGTAGCACTAACGATACAGTATTGCGTAATGTGACAGAGACTTATGGAACACTTACATCTCACGGTAGAAGTACTACTATATCTGGAACAGATACTAAGTCTACAGGACTATCCACTAACCTAACAACTGGTACTTCTTATAATGTAACAACTGGTACTTCTTGGAACCTAACAACTGGTACTTCTTGGAATTATACGGTAGGAACTGCTTGGGATGGTACTACAGGAACAACATGGGATCATGAATCTACAGGTATTGTAACCATCGAAGGTGAGAAAATTGAGTTGAACCCATAGGAGTATAAACTATGCCAGGTATATGTAGAGATACAACCGATACCGCTGGAGCTGCATTGATCAAGACGCAGACTAAGGTATTTGCAAATGGAGATGAGGTTATTGTGCATGGTGACACTGTTACTGCTCACTTAGCAGGATTACATGCAGTTCCACCAACTATGATTGCTGGCTCCAAAAATGTTTTTATTGGTGGTATTGCAGTTTGTAATGCTGGTGATCTTGCAACTTGTGGCCATGCGGCAAGCGGTTCATCAAATGTTAATGTGGGTGATTAAATAATAACCCCACAGATTCGTTATAAATAATAAAAACTATTGGAGTAGTAATGGCAATCGTAGAAAAAACACAAAGCTTTAAAGATTTAACTGCTCTACGAGATTCAGAGAGAACAAATAGTTCCCCATTAAACTCCAGACAATATAGTGATTTAGATTTATTTTTTACAAGACGGTCTAGAGATAGTGATGTTAATGTTTTAACAAATGTTCAAGCAATAAAACGTTCTGTAAGAAATCTTGTTTTAACAAACTATTATGAGAAACCTTTTCATCCAGAAATAGGTTCTGGTGTAAGAGGTTTATTATTTGAATTAGCAACACCAATGACTGCTATAGCAATTTCACAATCTATACAAGATGTTATTGCAAACTATGAACCTAGAGCATCTATTAATTTTGTAACTGTAGATGAATCATTAGATGACAACTCATATGATGTAACTATAAACTTTACCGTTATTAATGGGCCACCAGAAACGGTTGACTTATCACTAACAATGGAGGTCTTACGATAATGGCTAATAATCAAAAACTTGAGATTACAGGATTTGACTTTGATACTATAAAAGATAATCTAAAAACTTTTATGAAGAATCAAGACCAGTTTCTTGATTATGATTTTGAAGGTTCTGGTATCAGTTCATTATTAGATGTGTTAGCATATAATACTCACTACCTTGGATTTCACGCAAATATGCTTGCTAATGAAATGTTCATTGATAGTGCATCTTTGCGGTCTAGTGTTGTTTCTCATGCAAAGACTTTAGGGTATGAGGTTAAATCAGCTAAAGCTCCACGAGCAGTTATAAATGTTACTTTGAATGATACAGCCTTATCTACAGCTACTATGAATACTGGTCATGCTTTTACCACTACAATAGATAATATCGAATATAAATTTGTAACTATTTCAGATTTTAGTGCAACTCAAACAGGTCAAGGAATTTTCTTTTTTGATGTTCCCATATATGAGGGAACTTTAGTATCAACAAGATATACAGTTGATAGTTCAGATGTTAATCAACGTTTCTTATTAACGGATAATAAGGCAGATACCACAACCTTAAATGTAAAGGTTCAAAATTCTTTGGCTGAAGAAATTATCGTAACTTATACTAAGGCTACTGATATTACTCAGTTAACTGGAAATAGTCCAGTGTATTTTTTACAGGAAGTTGAAGATGAATTATTTGAAGTGTATTTTGGAGATGGTGTTGTAAGTAAAGCTTTACTTGATGGTAATATTATTACACTATCTTATGTTGTTAGTAATATTACCGAAGCAAACGGTGCATTTTCGTTTACTAACACAACTGCAATCAATTCAGTTGTAGATGTTACAACTTCTACTTCTAAAATAGCTACTGGTGGAACTGCGGCAGAAACAATTCAATCTATCAAGCTTTCAGCTCCGCTTAACTATTCAGCTCAAGGAAGATGTGTCACCGAAAATGATTATAAAGTTTTTGCTCAAAAATATTATCCACAAGCAAAATCAATACAAGTGTTTGGGGGAGAGAATGGTTCATTTGATCCTAGTCTTGGGGTAGTTGCAACAGCAGACTATGGAAGAGTTTTTATATCTATTACAAATAATAATGGAACAAATCTAACTACTTCTGAAAAATCAACTTTAGTTTCTGATCTTTCTCCATTTACAGTTGCTTCAGTAACTCCAATTATTGTTGATCCAGATTATCTCTATGTTATATTAACTGTAGATTTTAGATTCAATTCTTCTGCAACAACAAAAACAAAAGATACACTTATAGATCAAGTTCGTACTTCAATTACATCTTATAATAATACAGAATTAGTAAAGTTTAATGCTGTAATTCGACATTCTAAATTATTACAACAAATTGATAATACAGACGATTCAATTCTTAGTACTAACGCCGTACCAAGACTTCAAAAATATTTTACGCCAAAATTACGTGAAAGTTCATCATATAATCTATATTATAACAATTCACTTTATAATCCTCATAGTGGACATAATGCTATGCTAGGAGGAATTTTAAATTCTACCGGCTTTACGGTAAGTGGAATTACCAATGAGCAATTTATAGATGACGATGGACTTGGTAATCTTAGGATATATTATTTAACAGGAAACACTCGAAACTATACCAATGAAACTGCTGGAACAATTAATTATGATACTGGTGCAGTTTCATTAAAATCAATCAATTTTGTTACAATTTCAAATGTTGATGGTTTTGTATCTACTAGAATAAGAATTATTGTTGTTCCAAAATCTTATGATATTGTTGCAGTTAGAAATCAGATTATTGAAATTGATTTAGTAAATACAATTATTACAGGTTCCGTTGATAGTATTACATCAAGTGACTCAAGCGGTGCTATATCTTTTAATCCTACTGGCTCAAACGTAACATCATCAGGAACGAGTTATTAAAAATGGCACCATTTGATTCTGAATTAACTACAAAGATATCTCCTCTAATAGATGGACAAGTTCCTGATTTTATTCAGGCGGATCATCCTGTATTTGTTGAGTTTCTAAAAGCGTATTATCAATTTTTAGAATCTGCTGAGATGACTATAAGTGGTACAGTTGATCAGATTTTACTTGAAACTGTAAGTGCAAACTATCTAGTTTTAGACGGCACAAATTTATCAGGGTCTAATAATGAAGATAGGATTGTATTTGAGATAGGTAGTGGAGGAACTGGTAAGTTTGATCCTGGTGAAACTATAACAGGTAGTATTTCAAAAGCAACATCAATTATTTTAGTTGATGATGATGAAAGAATATTTATCAAATCAAATACACGATTTGTAGTTGGAGAAATTATAACAGGAAGTACTAGCGGTGCAGTCTCTACTATAATAAAATATAGAGCAAACCCTGTACAGACTATACAGCAGTTATTAGATTATGCTAATCCTGATAATACAGTAGATCATTTCTTTACTGCATTTAGAGATTCTTTTATGGAATCTATTCCCGAAAATCTCGCAGATGGAGTATCAAAACGTTTACTAATAAAACAAATAAGAGATTTATATTCTGCAAAAGGTACATCTGAAGGTCATAAATTATTCTTTAGAATGTTATTAGGACAAGAAGCAAATATAACCTATCCACAAAAATATATGATGAGATTAAGTGATAGCAAATGGAACTTACCTATTATTATTCGGTGTACAGCTGATACAGCTGGAACAAATTCTAATAATATTATTGGACAATCGATTACTGGTGCTTCATCTAAAACTATAGCTCAAATTATAAGTATTAATGCATTTAACCAAGGGACTGATTCTATTGTTGAATTTGGTTTAAGGGATGATTCTATAATTGGTGATGGATTTTCTGTTTCTGAAACATTTACAGGAATAGATACAGCTTTAGATGTTCAAATGCAGTTTACTATTCAGTCAATTATAATTAGTGCTACAGTAAATGATGCTGGACTTCTTAATAATGTTGGTGATTTAGTAAATCTTGATTCTAATTTTGGTAATGGTTTAGCTAACGCTTCTGTATCTACTATAACTACTGGTTCTGTTAGTGATATTTATATAGAAACTGCTGGATACGATTATGAGATTGGGGATGGAATTAAATTTATTCCTGATTTAACAGATTCACTTACATCTGTAGGTAAAGCATTTGTTTCTGTAACTGGTGGTAGACTTATTACAGAAGATTCAACTACATCTATACCAGAATTTATTATTAATGAAGAAGGAACTGTTACTCAATTTGTAGAAGATAAAATTATTCTTAATGGTACTGCTATTACTGATCCTTCAGCTGAACCATTTCAAGTATTTGGCACAGATAGAAGATTTAGTGATACTCAATCATATTATTATCCCCTCTATATAACAGAATCAAGAGCTAGTAATTCTAATATAGTTGATGGAGAAACGAAAGCGTTTATATTTGAAGAATTTC